TTCATATGAAACAATTTATTGATGGAACTCTCAAAACAAGATGGTCAAAGATGTACTACAAGAATGAACCAGTAGAGAATTATGACTATCTTGACCAACCACACGAGATTGCTGCCAGAGAGGCAGAGGAAACTCTATACAAAGAATATCATGAAAAAAGATTGGAAAGTCTATGCTGAAAAGACTTTCAACAATTTGAAAGCAAACTCACACAAATGGAGATCATCGCCTAACTGGGATCGAGCCATCACACGAGATTATTACATTGGTGTTTTTGATTGTGGAAATCCAAATCCAACTGGAATGATAAGTGAGAATGCTTTTCATAATAAGTTGAATAAAACAAAAACAGTACATGATCATTGTCTATCGCCACAATTTATTGGTCGTATGATTATGGATAATCAGGAGAAATATTTAAGTGACTATGAGACATTTGAGAAGATATTTTGGTATTCATGTCGTACAATTATAGTCACACAGAGAGAGAATGAGGCACTATCTGATCTTACATCTAATCGAGATAATAAGTATCAGGTATTAGTTCCCACTCACATGAAGTATAACTCTTTGAACATATCATTATATAAGAAAGATGAGAACAAAACTCAATGGAAGCATGCTCAACCAATCGAATCAAATATATTAGACGTGCCTGAAGAACTATTAGAATATGAAAAACAATACCTAACCAGTTGAATTACTGTCACATGGGGTGGTTGCTATACCACCCTGTTTGATTATAATGATGTATATACGATTATTACTTGAATGACTCTTACACTTAGACCACATCAACTTGACGCTGTAAACGCCATGTCTAACAATACTAAAGGACAAGTCATTGTTCCTACTGGTGGTGGTAAGACTATGTGTATGATTGAAGATGTCAAAAAACTATTCAGACAAAACAGTTTGCCTAAGACAGTTGTAGTTGTTGCTCCTCGTATTCTACTTGCTAATCAATTATCATCTGAGTTTCTAGAACAGAATCTTGATGGTCATTACAATCAAGGTGTCGAGGTTATTCATGTTCATAGTGGAGAGACACATCACAAGAGTACAACTAAGACCGACCAACTTGAGTATTGGTATCACAACAGCACAGATCATATCTTAATCTTTACAACATATCATTCATTACATAAGATACAAGAGTCACTTGATATTGAAGTTGATACTATCTATTTTGATGAGGCACATAATTCAGTTCAGAAAAACTTTTTCCCTGCTACTGAACATTTCTCTCATCTTGCTCAAAGATGTTATTTCTTTACTGCTACACCAAAACATAGTCGTTCGCCTGTCAAGGCGGGTATGAATTGGCCAGAGTATGGTCAAGTGATATGTCAAGTGCCTGCTCCACAGTTAGTTAAAGAAGGTTACATTTTACCACCTAAAGTTGAAGTTTATCAATCAAGAATACTACATAAAGATGAGTTAGTTGCTGAGCGTGATTGCGAACAGATGATTGACTCGATTGATAATCTATGTAAGAATAAGGTATTGATATGTGCTAAGTCAACTAAACAAATCATTGCTTTATTATCACAAACTGATTTCATTAAAGAGTTATCAGAGCGTGGTTATTCATGGTTGACTATCACATCTAAAACTGGCGCTATCGTAGATGGCGAAAAGGTTGATAGAGAAGAGTTCTTTAATACTCTTAATGCTTGGGGTAGAGATACAACTAAAAAGTTTGTAGTTTTACATCATAGTATTCTATCTGAAGGTATCAATGTCAATGGATTGGAAGCAGTTCTATTTCTAAGAAGTATGGACTACATAGGTATAAGTCAAACTATTGGGCGTGTAATACGTCTAGGCGACGCCACAAAGACGTTTGGATTAGTTTGCATACCTGTCTATAGCAAAGTTGGAATTACCACTGCTCGCAAAGTTGAAGCAGTTGTTGATACTGTATTCAACAAAGGCGAACCAGCAATTTCAATCGTAAACAATTAATTAAATGAATTTATTAGTTGTTGGTAGAGTAACTGGTTCTTGCTTGATTATTGTTGCATATTTTGTTATACTACATATATCAACACTCTATGGTGCAATTATTCACGTTATTGCTGATGTTATTTGTATGCCCTTTTACATCAAATATAAACAATATGATGTTGTAATTATGTTATGTTTTCTAGCAACAATAGCAATTAGTAAAATTACTATCTTACTACAATGAAAGACCAAGCCTCAGTTGGGGAAGAAACACCAGCTATCAAATATGATAGAGCATTATCTCTATTCACAGAGTCAGTATTAAAACCAGACCACGATTTGCGTGGTTGTGCTCATAATCAAGGTTGTTATGAACAACTTATGGAAATAAGACAACACGTTTTAGATTATCTTAAAACTTTAAAAGAAGTTACACATCACACAAATGCTGATGAGAGTGACGAGATAGAAACTGAGAAATTAATTGAAACTAAAAAAGTTTATACTGAGAAGGAGTATTGGGAAGGCAAAGTACCAGACTCATCATTTGAAGGTTACTTACAAATGTATGGTTATGAGTACACACCTATGCCAGAAAAGAAAGTGTCACAAAGGGCTCGCCATTCTGACTTAGATGCTCTATAATAGAAATGGGAAACAAAACAGGCAGTTTCGTATCTGTAAAGAGTTTACTTATTAAATTAAGTCAGATGAAGCACCTCTTAACGTAAGTCCTTGTTTTTGTTTCTCTCGCCCTATTATACATAATCATGGACAAAACCAAAGAAGAGTGTATTACTCTAATTGAAAACTACTATTGTCAGAGATTAACTGAATTAGTAGATTTAAAGATGTATGATGAAGCACACGCCATCTTTGAGGAATTTTCACTTGGCGATGATGAATCATATCAATGGTTTTTTGTTAAAATTTTGGAAGATACAACAAACGAATGAAAACTGCATTGATTACTGGTGGTGCTGGATTTATAGCACACCACTTGATTGCCCGTATTCTAACTCAAACAGATTGGAATATAGTTACACTTGATAGACTTGATTATAGTGGCAATCTCAATCGTCTCAATGATATACTACAATATGAATGTACACCTAACGAGAGAAAAAGAGTTAAGGTAGTTTGGCATGATCTTAAGGCAGAATTAAATCCACTTGTAAGGCGAGAGATTGGAAAGGTAGATTACATTCTACACCTCGCTGCTGGATCTCACGTTGATAGAAGTATTGATTATCCAATGGAATTTGTAATGGATAATGTAGTGGGAACTTGTAATATATTAGACTTTGCGAGATCACTCGACCACCTCGAAAGATTCCTATATTTTAGTACTGATGAGGTATTTGGGCCAGCTCCTGATGGTATTAAGTATGAAGAGAATGATAGATATAATTCTACAAATCCATATAGTGCTACCAAGGCAGGCGGAGAAGAGTTAGCGGTTGCCTATGAGAATACATATCAACTACCAGTTTATATAACTCACACTATGAATGTATTTGGCGAGAGACAACACCCTGAGAAGTATATACCTATGTGTATTCGTAGAATACGAGACGGCGATAAGGTCACTATCCATAGTGACAGCACGAGAACTGTGCCTGGCTCGAGACACTATATACACGCTGATGATGTAGCGAGTGCTGTATTGTTTCTAATCAATTACAAAGGTAAATTTGAGAAGGCATGGGGCAATGCAAAATGCCCTAAGTTTAATATTGTAGGTGCTGAAGAGTTAGATAATCTAAAACTGGCAAAGATAATTGCTCAAGCACAAGATAAGAAATTAAAATATGAAATGGTTGACTTTCACTCATCAAGGCCAGGCCATGACTTACGTTATGCACTAGACGGCAGTAAAATGCGAGATTTAGGGTGGACACCTGATGCTACTGTAGTTGAGAGACTACGAGACGTTACAAAGTGGACACTACAAAATGAGCGTTGGTTATAATCCACAAGTCAACGATTATGTAATATGGACTACAGAATTAGGTCAAGTCCATAAAGGTTGGGTGTATTTTGTTGCTGATGAGTCGGTACAGAAAAAAGGTTGGCGAACGCCCACGAGATATTTTTCGCTCGAGATCGCTACCAAACCTCGCCCAGATTGTGACCTGACTACATTTCTACATAAAAGAATACATGTTTGCTTATGTTGTTTTGAATCAAATTGGCATGAGTTAGAATTTATAAGAAGAAGAGTAAGTAAACAAGATGACTCTGACCCTGACTTAATAAGTTATGGTGCATATAAGTCACAGCAACACAGACCACTTGATATTCAATAAGTGAGCCCTCTAAAGTGTTCTTATTGTGTTAATCCCAAAGAAATTATGAACTCATCAGAAGTATTACACGAGATCAGAGACTTAAAAGATACATGGAGAAAGCAAAACTTCGTGTTCTCTACAACTCAACAAGCAAAGTTTGACAACTTACTTGAACAGAGAAGAGATATTGTTAAGTCCTACTACAAAAATAATCTAGTCTATAAAGCCTCAGCATCTAAATAATGTATAAGGTACAATAGATAGATGAAAACTTTTCGGGAATTTATAAAAGAAGTATATGACCCTGACATTGTAGGTAAGGCACAAATTCGTAAGCAAGGCGAAGGTGGTAGGGTAGGTCGTATGCGTAAAAAAACTGAACCCGAAAAGAGAAGAATGAAAGCAGTTGGTGGTGGTAAGATGGTTCCAGCTAAAACTTATAAAGATCGTAAGGATATTGGAACACAACGTAAGACATCAGACCGCCAACAACAACCCACTCAAGAGAGAGGTTCAGCAAGAGAGAAACAGATGGCAGCTGCTAGAGCAGAGAGAAAAAGAGCAGCACAACAGAGAGCAGCATCAAAGGCTGGTAAGGTAACAGTTTTGCCGTCACAAGCAACATCTAAACCAAAACCAAAAACTAAAGCATTAAAGAAACAGGCAGATAAATTATTAGCAACTAAAAAGAAAAAGACAGTTGACCCAAATTATAAACCAACTAAAAAAACTGAACTTACAAGAGCAGAGAGAGTAAGATTAAAAAGATCGGGTAAGAGAATTATAAAAGATATACAAAAGGGAGT